TAGCATTTTAATGTCGCTAAAAATGTTGCTCAAGTCTTACCTAACTTTCCAATTGTCTGTAAAGCTAGATTGGACAATGCTTCTTGGCCCACTCTTAAAGTTGATTCTTGATGCGATTGTAACCCTGCTGCAGCAAGTTGCCGGCATTATTATTGCTCCGCTAGACTGTGCTGTTGCGGCACTAGTAACTGTGTCATCGCTACAAGACGAGCTTGCTTCTACGGCTGCTTTGGCTGCAGCCGTAGGCTCACGTACTGCCGATCGCACAAAGGGTGTTGTTGACGATCTTAAGTCTAAGGAAGATGTTCTTTCTGGGCTTGAGGGCAACACTACTATTACTGGCACTCGCTGGAGGGACGTTGATGGAGCATCAGAGTTTGTCGACGCAAAGAAAGATCAATTTGATGTAACTATCCCAGCTATCGAAACCAATAGCCGTGTAGCTGGTTCTGAAGATGTTGGCAAGAACCTAAACTCAGGGTTTAGTTTTGCGACGGGCTTTGAGCTAGACTCAGCTACCACACTGCCTGACGCTCTAAAGAACCCTATGTTTTTGGAATCCAACCCCTTCAAGCAGCTTGCGCTGTCTGTTAAGGAAGCCCGTGACTACATTATGGATCTGGTTCGCAAGATTATGATCTCCTTACGATCCCTTGAGGGGCTCGTAAGCGGTGGCCTTTCAGTTAACCTTGGCAACCTTGGCTTACTGCTGTTCCTTAGAGATATGATTCGGATGGTGCTTGCTGTAATTACACTGTACTCACAGTACGATTCAGTAGACGACTGGTGCGAGTTCTTGAGAAACAATCCAGAAGCCCTTGAGGTTATCGACAAAGGCAGCAGGGCTGAAGTAACTGAAAAAAGTATTGTCCTTAGGAAGGGTCCAAGAGTTGTAGCAGAAGTTCAGACGTGCTTTAATGATCGTACAGATTCGCAAAGCGCCCTAATGAAGAAGTGGATCTTAGATCTCAAAAGGGACGGGAGTTCTTAATGTACAGTCAGCTAATTGGTGACGTTCTGAACAGGCTAGACGGCCAACGCAGGCCGTCTCAGCAGGAAATCACAGATGCTAACAGGGCTATGACCCCACCCCCTTCCAAGAGGGTGACTGATCGTTCTATTGCATACTCAGACCGGCATCGAGGCCAATGGTTTCGGCCCGAGTACAGTTTTGATGAAATTCAAATTGCGCAGGATACCGACTCTTACGTCTTCCGCGCAGTTCAAAAGAAAGTTAACAGAGTTATTTGTGCAGGCATGAGCTTTGTGGGTGCTAACCCAGATGCAGTCTTGTACATTAAAACTAGACTTAACGCTATGGGCTGGGCTTCGCAAAGGTCAGTGCAGCAGCTAGTCTGGGATACGTTTCACGATCTCTTTAGGTTTAGTAACTGCATGTGGGTCAAGAAGCGTAGCTCTCAGCTAAGCATGGGTAAGACTCGCAAGGGTTTTGGAGAAATTGATCTTGAGCCAGTGGCTGGGTACTTTATCCTTCCGTTTGAGACCTTGGAGTTTAGAACCAAGGCTAACGGTGAGTTTAAGAAAGTTATGCAGAAGATGCCAAACGGTGAGAAGAAGGAATTCTTCCCCAGGGATGTTGTGCACTTCTTTACCAATAAGAAGCCTGGCTTTACTGTTGGTACGCCAGAGCTGTTTCCTGCGCTAGATGACATCGCACTATTGCGCCGCATTGAAGAGAATGTTGAAGACCTTATTGAAAGCAACCTGTTCCCGGTCTTTCACTACAAGGTTGGTAGCGATGCCTTTCCTGAGCGCTATGGTCCTGACGGGACCAAAGAGACTGACATTGTTAAGACTACAATTGAGTACATGCCAGCAGGCGGTATTTACGTGTCTGACCACAGGCATGAAATTAAGGCGATCGGCTCTGAAGGCCGAGCGCTTCGCATTGACTTTTACATTGGTCACTTTAAATCTAGAGCACTAGCTGCACTGGGAACCTCTAGTGTGGATATGGGTGAGGGTGGTGCCGCTAACCGAAGTACTGCTAGCACTATGTCTAAGGGCATGATGCTAGATGTTGAAGCAATGACTCACGTAGTAAAAGAGTTTATTGAGTTCTTTGTAATTAGCGAACTGCTCCTAGAGGGTGGCTATAACCCACTAAGTCAGGAAGACATGGTTTACGTAAAGTTCGGTGTCATCGACAAGGATGACCGACGCGCTGATGAGAATCAGCAGCTTATGATGCTTCATGGAAACCTTCGCACGCTTGGGGAAGCGCGCTCTGCACTTGGAGACAGACCCTTTACTGACGAAGACTATGAGGATACCTACTTCAAGCGATTTGAAGAGACGCACAGTCTTCTTAAGGGTATGACTCCTGGCTCTGCTGCTAGCGAAGTACTGGCTGCACATCCAGCCAGTAACATTACTAAGGAAGCTGTGGCTAGCGAAGCTGCTTTTGTACAGAAGCAGGGCAAATCTACTTCTACTTCAGCTGCTCTAGGCAGACCTGAGGAAAAGAGTAAGAGCAATTCTGCAGCAAATTCTGCAGTTAACAAGGCAAAGCCATCTAACCAGCACGGCACCCTAGCTTCTGCTAAGACTAACAGGGACTTGTTAGTTGAAGATGCAGATGGGTCAGTGTATGTTATTACTTGCGACTTTGATATTGACCCTGCTAAGATTCCTGCATGGAAGCAAGAAGTCTTGACACGATGGGACTCGCTGGATAAAAATATCATTAGCTTCGATACTTTGGCGCAAACTATGGCATGGCGCCTAAAAGGAAATGACCAATGAGTTATACGAGACTTACAGACGTTTGCGAAATTCGACCTAACCAAGAAATCTTGGATATGAGCGTAGAGCAGAAAGAACTACTTCTGCAAGACGCAGCGTCTGTGTCTGAGAATGGCAAGAAGGGCTTGATCATTACTTTTGATCTTAGTAGCTCTTTTCGTCGCACTAATAACCGAATTTACACTACGTCTGGACAAAAGGCTGGAGTTGATAGCTGGACCAAACCCTATCCTAAGCCCATCCTTCGCAACCACGACAAGAACGAAGACCCTTTGGGTCGGATCATCTCTGTCGAATGGGTGTCGAACGACAAAGAAGCAATGAGCTTCTTTGGGAGCATGAATGAGTTCATGCAGTTCAAAAGAGTCACAGACGGTAACAACCCACAAAAAATCTACAAGGCAATGCTTAAGCACAATCTATTTACGGATGATGCTTGGCCTGGCCTTGGAAAGCTAGTAGCCACCGCACGCATTAGTAACGTTGACGCAATCGAGAAGTTTCTTGATGGCAGGTACTTAACTTTTTCTGCAGGCTCGCACACTGATAAATACGTTTGTGGACTTTGCGGTAGCGATTGGGCTACTGGTGATGTCTGCGAACATACTCCGGGGTCAATGTCTGACAAAGGGCAGCCTGCGATTTACTTCACAGGCAAGTTTAATGGTGACGAGGCAAGCGTTGTTACAATGCCTGGCAACGCACTAAGTCAGCTGACTAGCATGGAGTTTGGAGATTCCGTCGAACTGAGTACCGTCAATAAGGACGCTCTCAAGATCGACAACAACATTAGATTCACTGACGCCAGTGTAGATACAGGAGACCTAATGGCAACTAAAACTGATCTACAGCAGGCTGTTGAATTACTACAGTCAATGGATGCACGCGATATAGCGCGCTCCATTTGGAATGGTACACTTTCTTCTGAGCAGAATGACGCACTAGCAGCTAAAACTCACTTTGAGACAGCCCAGCTAATTCGCATTCACGATGCTTTGCATTCTCAGTACGATTGGTCTATCCGCTACGGCGAAGAAGACGATGCTAAAATTCCCGAGGCAGTGTTTGCTTTTCACGGAGATCTTCATGATCTCTCGATGGAGCAGGGCTTCCGCGACTCTATGATCAACGGCCCGCTTGATGGCTTTGACAAGCAAGGTGGAGTTTCTGACGAGTACATGGCTCCTATGCGTGCTACCTCTGAAGAAGATCCTGTAGAGGCAGATGCATCAATGGATGCACCTATGAATGCACC